GATATGGAGGGAATGCAACAGGGAGGTGACGAACCAGAGGAAGAAGAAATGACTGCAGAAGAGGAAGCCTTTGATGAGTTTGAAGACTTCGATATAGAGAAACAAAAACGTAGATTTTTAAATCAATTAATACAAGGAGCTTCTAAAAAAGGACACTATCTTTTTCATATGGTAGAAGAAGAATTAAACCACATTGACCCAAACCTTATTAATTTATATGGTATAATGATGTCCATCAATGATTTAGTATATTGGATAATGCCTGACCAAACTGCTATGATGATGGCGGAGAGTGGAGAAAGTATGGCTGGTAAAGAAGAAATAGACCCAGACACAGACCCACCCACTGTAATCGCAAAAGGAATTACCTTTCCAGTTTTGGTTCACGAATTAATTAAAGGAGTTATGGAAGTATTTGCAACTCAAGGATTACCAGATGATGAAAAACAAGCAAGAAAAGTTATGGATTCTGAAGATACGTTAGTGGGTGAAGTGTGGGACTTACGTTTAGGTCCAGTTATTTGGGAAAAATTTAGAAATGCTTATCCCATGGAGTTAATGCAGGATGACAAGACCGAAATTCAAAATTACTTATTTGCAGAATTTGCAAGTATGGAAGCCAAAGACATGTTTAGATTAGCTAAAAATATATTAGCTGGTAATGATGAAGGGAAAGAAGAGTTGGAAAGAATTGTTAAAGAGATTATAGACCAGATTTCCAAAGAAGACTACGAAGAAACTTTACCTACCGACTATGATGAAGGTGGAGACGAAGGGATTACTACTATAGAACCAGAACCTGAAGAAGGGGGGGACATTTTAGGGACTTTAAATATTCCTAAAGAAGACCCATCACAAGAAATGGATGTGGATACAATATTAGATAAAATCGGAAAAAGTGGTATGGCCTCTTTATCTCCGGACGAACTAGCTTTCCTTAGAAGACAATCTTAATACTAGAATACTTTAAGTTTTTAACTATTTATTGAGTAGAGATGGATAGACAAAAACTAATACAAGAATATGTTAAATGTTATAAAGATACTCCGTATGCTTTAAAGACATATCTAGAAACATATGACAATACACAAAATACCCATGTCCCTTTTGAACTATTTCCTGAACAAAAAGAAATGGTAAAAGATTTTGAGGAGTATGATGATAATATAGTCCTCAAATATAGACAAGCTGGCGTTTCTACAGCCACTGCAGCATGGGCATCCAAAAAACTTCAATTTGCCTCTTCGGATAGTCCAGAAAAAATATTAATATTAGCTAATAAACTAGATACAGCCACAGAAATGGCTAATAAAATTAAAACTTTTCTTAGACAATGGCCTGATTGGGTGAATTCGGGATTTGATAAAGATAAAAACTCACAAAAACATTATAAATTAAATAATGGTTCTGAAGTAAAAGCAGTTGCCACCTCAGTAGATGCTTTAAGGGGATATACCCCCACAATCTTAATTTTTGATGAAGCGGCATATATTGAAGCGGGGGCTAATTTATGGGCTGCGTGTATGGCATCCTTAGCGACGGGAGGTAAAGTTATAGTGATTTCTACCCCAAATGGATTTGACCAAGTGTATTATGAAGTTTATGACCAAGCAATTCGTGAAATGAACAATTTTAAGATTAGTACATTAAGTTGGTACTATGACCCTAGATTTTCACAAGGATTAAAATGGATAAAAACTCGTGATATTGTTCATTTTCTTTTAAACAGAGACGAATATGATGAAACTAAAATATTAAAGGCTCAAAAAGAAGAGGACTATAACTCTTTATTTGAACATGGATATAAACCATTTACCTTTTGGTTTGAGGAAATGTGTAAAAAATTAAAATTTGATAGGAGAAAAATTTCTCAAGAATTGGAATGTGCATTTTTAGGGTCGGGAGATAATGTTATTCCTATAGAAACTACGGAAAAGATAAAAGAAGTGTTAACAGAACCTTTAGAAAAATGGATAGGAAATAGTCTATGGGTATGGAAAGAACCTATAGAAGGGCATAAGTATATAATGGGAATTGATGTTTCTAGAGGAGATAGTGAGGATTCAACAGGTTTTCAAATTATAGATTTTGATGAAAGGGAACAAGTGGTGGAGTATCTAGGAAAATTACCACCAGATATTGCCGCAGATTTAGGGTATAAATGGGCTAAGAAGTATGGTTGTTTTGTTGTGATTGATATTACAGGTGGAATGGGTGTAGCTACATCTCGTAAAATGTTAGAATTGGGTTATAAAGATTTATATTATGATGGTGTCAATGCTACCGAAATGTGGAAATTTAATCCCGATACAAAAGTACCGGGGATTAATTTTAATAGTAAAAGAGCCCAAATTATTCAAGCATTGGAAGAACAATTAAGGACAGGTTTTAAAATTTATTCTAGAAGATTATTTAATGAATTAAAGACCTTTGTTTATATCAATGGAAGACCCGACCACATGAAAGGACAGCATGACGATTTAATTATGGCACTCTCGATGGCTCTATATGTTGCTCAAAATTCATTTACACAATTAAAAAATAATATTTCTCAAGCAAAAGCTATGATAGATAGTTGGACAATGGATGAAAGAAAACTCCCCAAAACCGACGGCAAACCAGTTTTTACCCCAGGACAAGCGTCTTCCCAAGCCTTACCACCTTTTTCAAATGACCCCAAAGACTATTTATGGTTATATACAGGATTAAAATAGATTATGGCAAAAAAAAGATGTATACCCGGATTTGGAAGAAGTAGTAGGTGTAAAAGTGGTAGATTACTTAGACAAGCTCTTTATCAGGATGTCTACGCGTGGAGTCCTTTTCCACCAGAATTTAATAAACCTATTCTTAGGTCTAAGAAAATAACTCCCAAAGTAGAATGCTGTGAAACATGTGAGGGGAAAATCGTCGACAAGTGTGTCACATATGTATATGGGGGTACCTGTGTAAAACCTGTAGTAGCCGCCTATGTGGCATGTGACTATGTTGAATAATTCATTTACATGAGTAAAAAAATTAGTAAATTTATAATTAATTATGGCTGAACAAAAAATGACAATATTCCAAAGACTTACCTCTTTATTTGGAGCGGAAGGTCCCACAGTAAATAAACGGGTTTTTACTGTCGATAAAAAACAAATTCTACGTACCACATCCAAAGCGGATTATGACACCTCACGTTTAGAATTACAACAAGGTCAATATCTTGCCAATCAATGGCAAAAAATAGAAAGCCAATTATATTCTCAAGCAGTTTATTATGAACCTACTAGATTAGCTGCGTATTATGATTATGAGTCTATGGAGTTCACACCAGAACTTTCTGCCGCATTAGATATAGTATCTGAAGAATGTTGTACCATCTCGGAAAAAGGGTACATGCTTAATATCTATTCTGAATCTAAAAGAATAAAAAGTATATTAGGAGATTTATTTAACAATGTGTTAGATATTGAGACCAATTTACCTATGTGGACACGAAATACCGCTAAATATGGGGATGATTTTGTTTATTTAAAAATAGACCCTGAAAAGGGGGTGGTTGGCGCAAGTCAATTACCTAATATAGAAATTGAAAGAGTAGAACGTGGAATGAAACTTTATCAACAAACCAACAACGAAGAAGAAAGAGAAGTTAAATTTTTATGGAAAAATAAAAATATGGAATTTAATACTTGGGAACTAGCTCATTTTAGATTATTGTCTGATGATAGAAGACTTCCCTATGGTACTTCTATGTTAGAAAAAGCTCGAAGGATTTGGAAACAACTTTTATTAGCTGAAGACGCCATGCTTATTTATAGAACTTCTAGAGCTCCTGAAAGAAGAGTATTTAAGGTGTATGTGGGCAATATGGATGATAAAGATGTGGAAGCATATGTACAACGAGTAGCCAATAAATTTAAGAGAGACCCCATTGTAGATAAAGATACGGGAAACGTAGATTTAAGATATAATCAAATGGCGGTGGACCAAGATTTCTTTATTCCCGTAAGAGATTTAAATGCTCCCAACCCAATAGACACACTTCCGGGGGCTACTAATTTATCAGAAATCGCAGATATTGAATATATTCAGAAAAAACTTTTAGCAGCTTTAAGGATACCTAAAGCGTTTTTAGGTTTTGAAGATGTAGTTGGTGAAGGTAAAAACTTAGCAATTCAGGATATTAGATTTGCAAGAAGTATTAATAGAATACAAAAATCTATGATTCAGGAATTAAATAAAATTGCTATAATTCATCTTTATATGTTAGGGTTTGAGGATGAATTAGGTAATTTTACTTTAGGATTAACTAACCCTTCTACACAATCAGAATTATTAAAGATTGAACAATGGAAAGAAAAAATTACCTTATATAGAGATGCTACTACAGACCCAGGAAGTGGAATATTACCAGTTTCGGCCACATGGGGTAAAAAGAATATTCTTGGATTTTCAGATGAAGAAATTAAATTAGATTTACAACAACAACGTATTGAAAAGGCAGTAGGTGAAGAACTAAATCAGACCGCCACTATAATTAAAAAAACGGGCATATTTAACAATATCGATAAACTTTATGGTACTTTAGCTCCTGATGAGGGTGGTGCAGAAGAAGGAGCGGCAGAAGGAGAAATAGAAACACCCGCAGATACTGGATTAGAAACTGGTGTCGAAGAAACACCACCACAACCCGCTGGTGGGGAAGAAGGAGGTGGGCCCGAACTAGCTCTAGCATCAGTAAAAGAGTCAGAATTACCTTTAATTTTAGAAAAATTAGATAATAATAATTTTAATCTACATAAAGGTGGTTCTAATTTGAAAGAAGTATCCACTAAATTAGAAAGTTTATTAGAAGATTAGATATTTATTATCAAACAAATAATTATGTTTGGTACCCTTAAAAATAATTTAGATAGTGTATTAGTTAACACTTATAATAATAAACTACTGTTTAAAAATGCATTTCATACACTCATGGGTGCATTAAAAGAAAATAAACAAACTAGAGAATTCTTTGTTCTCTATTCCCAAGTAGAAAATAAAAATTTCGAAGATAAAAGTTTAGCAGAGGAATATTTAAATCAAGTAATAAAAACCTTAAAGGTTAAAAAAGGAAAACTTCACACTTCCCCCCTTAAAAAATCCCTTAATAAATTTACACCATATATTAAGGAGGATTCTAATAAAATTTATAAAGATTTAGATTTATTAATTTTTAATGAAAATGTAACACGTATTGAAGATAGGGTAAAAAGTAAAAAATCTTTGATTGCTCATTTATCTCGCATCCCGTCTATACAACTTAAAGAATCTAAGGTACCCAATTCCTTACTTATAAATCTTGCAACCAAAAAATTTAATGAAAAGTTTAATGGACTTTCCAGTATGGATAAGAAAAAGTTCCAAAACCTGTACTCCCAAGACGAGTCTACCTTATGTGAAGAATATAAAAAAAATATGACCCAAACCCTTAATAAATTAGATAAATTAATTGCTGATACTTCTGATAATGATTTAATTATTAAATTAAAGGAAACTAAACACAAAATAAATGAGGGTACATTTTCTAAAAATTCATTACTTAAAATAAAAGAACTCAACACAACCTTACTTTAATGAATTTTTTCAAAAACATGTTAACCAAAGACGGTAAAATTTCTAGTAAACGGTTTGTTACTTTTGTGTGTTTAATCTTTATGTTAATTGGTTATACGGCTAATTTATTTTGGGATTTTACTATAGACTCTAATTTATTTGAATCATTACAATGGATTGTAATGGCTGGTTTAGGTTTTACGGCTTCTGAACAATTTTCCACTAATGGAAATGGTAATACTTCTAA